TATCAATACCTGACACAATAGAATCCTCATCTAATTTGTACAATTCGGTGTCAACATTAATACGGATACTGTTTAACCTATCTCTTTCCAAATCAAATTCTTTGAGTAACTCTTGTTTACCTCTAAATGAAACATCAAGAGATTTAATGAACTCCTGATTATCCTTTATCTTAGTATTTTCAGTTTCTATTCTACCTAAAATATCTTGACTATTATTATGGTATAACTTTGATGTTTCTTTCCATTCCTGATGTTTCTTTTTAGCAATCTTTTCCTTTTCTCTAAAGAACTCTAACCCAATAAACTTTGTTAATATTCTACCACGTTCAGTTGGTTTGGTTTTGATCAGGTCATCCAAGTTATCACCAGTTGTTAAGATTGTGATTAAGAAATCCTCGTATGAACCGACATAGGTTTTAATCAGATCGTCAGTAAACTTTCTTTGTTCACCGTTCAATTGTTTAACACCACCTTTTGGTAAAACCTGGTAAAAATCTAACTCGCTTTTACACGTATACTCACCGTTTCTACCTTGTTTTCTATTAATCTTTCTGCTAATGATGTAGTTATCACCCTCAATTTCAACCACACCTTTGACACTAACGGTATCCTCATCACTAAATCGGTTAAAAACATCTTCCATTTTATCCGTTTTTGATGTTACACCAAAAAATAGGAATAATAATAAGTCAACAGTCATTGTTGTCTTACCACCAAAATTAGCTGGGTTAGATACTACAGATGTAATACCTAATTTATTGGTAAAATCAATCTTATTATTCTCACCAAAAGATAAAAAATTTGAGAATTGGATTTGCTTTATCTTAAACTTCTTGTATCGGTTTGTTTGGTCTTTATAATCTTCCAACTCAACATTAACCGAATTATCCAATTTCATTAGATAATCCATGGGTATATCAACCTTATTATCTTTCAAATAACTTTGAATAAGTTGTTTTTGGTAATTTTCATCAAGGATAATCTCTGACGCATCAGCGGTACCCTCAGCAACCACGTCACTATTTTTAACCGATATTGGTTTAAAGATAACTTTGACTTTGTTAGTCTTATACTTATTTTGAAAGTATTTCTCAACTTGTTTTTCTTTGTGGGTTGAGTGGTTATCTAAGGTATCTTCCCAAATTACTTTGATTTGGTTGTTACCATCGTAAAGGTCTGTGTTATTTATTTTAGATTTCGTCATATACATCGTAATTATCGTCCCTTTTATTTTTTAAAGTTACGTATTTTTTTTCGGTTTTTTTAGGTTCCTCTTCTTTTATTTTATAAACAGGTTCTTTTGGTGTTTCAGGTAGGATAACTTCTGGTTCTGGTGTTATTTCCTCAACCTTAGGCTCTTCTTTTCTCTTTCTACCACGTTTTTTTACAACTTCTAGTTCTGGTACGATTTTTTCAATCTCTTCTGGCCCCACTTCCTTAGGTTTGATATGTATAATCTCTTCTGGATTTTTATTAAAGAAAAAAGCAAATGAATCACCATATTTTTCCATGTCAAAACCTTTCTTAAGTGTTTTTCTTATGAATTCGTTAACATCTATTATCGAATTAAGCTCACAGAAGGCCGCTATATCCTCATATAAGGATTTATCTATCTTTATACTATGCATTGACTAAAAGTTCGTTATTCTCCTCTATATCACTTATATCGTTTATTTTAAAAGTGAGGTATTTCACTGGGTTTTCAATATCATAAAATTCGTATGATAATAACTTATCGTTATTAAGTTTTACTATATTAAAACCATGTTGGCTTACCGTCTCACCAAAATTTTGCTGTATGAACGAACCAACCATAATAACTGGTTTAGTGTCATCAACCATGAAAACTTGTCTTTTGTGGATGTCACCACAAAGAACCATGTCACAATGTCTGAATTTATTTGTTTCAGCACCATGGGTGAACTTAAACCCTTGTTCATTTACAGCACCAACAATTGTACCGTGGTATAATCCAACGTAAAGACCGTTAAAAGGTCGCATTTCTAATTGTTCTGGTGCCATATGGTTGTCAAAAATACTGAATACTGACCAAACAACGTTTTCATCTTGATATAAACCAGACTTAGTGTAATAAACAATGTTATCCGCATCTAAAGCGTTAATGATAGGTGTTAGAGCATCCATACGATCTTTATTCTGTTCAACGATGTCATGGTTCCCTGGGATAATAATAACCTTACCAGCGGCTTTAGAACAACCACTTAAGAACCACGATACTTCGCTAACCAATTCAGGACTGATTTGATTTCTTGAATGTACTATATCACCAGCGATAACAATTCTTTCTGGTTTAATCTTTTTCATCTGATCAAAAAAGTTTTCGCAAATTGCTCTAAACTCATTGTGTCTTTGGATATTCCTAAAATGGATATCTGCTATATGTGCGATTGTCTCTATCATAATATAAGTCTTTTCATTTTATAGTGTTCGATAAGCATTTCAGCTTCTTTTTTCATGTACCCAATTGGGATTACTTTAAATGTTTGGATGTTTTTATCCCAGTAGAATAAACCACCACGGTTAAATCTCTTACCAGTTTCTCTTTCGTACATCACACCATACACAGATAACTGAATAGTATAATCATTATACTGACAGTGAGCCAAATGGTTTAAGGGGAAATGTAAGAACTCACCGTATTTGTTTTCGTATTCAAACTTTTTGTTTGTCTTGAAATCCCATACATTAAAAAACATACCATCTGGTAGATCCTCAATAATATCTGAAGTACCCGCAACACCGTCCTCATCGTTAAATTCGATTGACATTATGTGCTCTGGTTTAAGATATGGGCTATCAATCAAAGATAAACCCTCTTCGTAACAAACATCTCTAAACGCACCAATTACAATTTTTTCAAACTCATCTCTTGGTGAGTACATTCTACCAGGTGCCAATAAAAACCTTTCAAGAATTTCGTGGAGCGCTGTTCCGTACTCATTAGCCAGTCGGTTTATTTCTCTCCATTCAGCAATAATTTCTTCTTTCTCTACACCTTTTCTTTTTGCGATTCTTTCCGCATGGAAATCCTCGTCAAACTTTTCTTTGTACTGCCCCAATACAGTTGTAACCGAAGTATACTTGACAGTAGGTTTTTTACTATTACTGTACGTGTGGGTTGCGTGATCTAATGTTATCATTCTTTAATTCTTTTACTTGTTTGTAATAATTTACCTAAATGCTCTTTTCCATACTTCTCATAGTACAATGAAATATCAATACCTTTGGGTAATGTTAAAACCAACACTTTTTTGTAGAGTCGGCCAGCATCTAATTTATTGTATATCCCAACGGTATCATTCCAAGCATCTGGATCGAGTGCAATAATAATAAAATTTTTTGATTTAAAATACAAATCATTGAATAATTTGTCAGAAACTTTTTTACCCAATAAAGGTATGCTGTTTGGTACAACAATATGGTCAAAAACACCCTCAACCAAGAAAATCGGTTTTTCCCAATCAATCATTTTCTCGTTAAAAATTATTAATTGTTTTTCAACCGATGGGTTTAAGTATTTAAATTTTGTTACTTTTGGGTTTACCGCTCTTGTAACAAAAAAGTTTAATTTATTTTCGAGGTCATACGAAGGGATAACAACCCTATATTGGTATTTACCAGTTAAGCAATAGCCTATATCAAACTTATCAATATGCTCATCTCTTAAACCTCTTGCATATAGGTAAGCAAAGGCAGCGTTAAAAGTTGGGTTACCTAATTTACCGCTTAACTTAACGTATTCTTCTGGTAACTTTAATTCATCTTTTTTTTCCTCAACCGTTCTAAACTCATTGAATTTGAATTTAAGTTTAAAGAATTCGTTTAATGTTTTTTTGTCTGAGTATTTTCTAACTAGGTTGGCTAACCTACCTTTTGTCTCATCTGTTTCACCGCATGCCCAACAATGGTAGATACCATCTTTATAAGATATCTCTAAATTACCCTTATTATCATACTCAATACCCTTCATTGCCGAACAATTTGGGCAGTCAAAACTGATTTGCCTAGCTCTTTTGTTGTGTTTTCTAGGGTCACCCAAAAAAGACTCCAGCAAAAAAACTAGTTTGTCAACTTCTAACTCTTTATTGATGATATCCATAATTCCCACAAATGTAGGAATTTATTTCTAATCAAACAAATTTATTCGAAAATTTCTTTTTGGTGGGCAAATGCCAACATAACAGTATAGGCATCAGACATATCAAAGTTCTCTTTTTTAAGTTGTCCTTTTTTGTCTAATAACCAATTAATAGCTGGTTCTCTTTTGGAAACAAGATCCCAAACAAGTTTTTTCTTGTCAACATCTTTAGGTAAACCGCCAAATAAAACTAATTTACCTAATGAGTTAGGTTGCATTAACGATGGAAATGCGTTTTTCCTAGCTTCGTAAGTTGATACATATTCTGGAACAACTCCGATAAGATCATAACAAATTTTAGTAACCATACCGTTAAAACGTAATAAGGTACCAACTGTGTTAACATTGTTTGAACGCAATAATGGTTCTTCGATCACAATGTGTTTGATGTTCATTTTTTTATACTTCTGAATGAAGTCATAAAACAAATCGGCTTTTTTAATGAGCTCCTCTGTTTTTGTTTTTGGTTCGGGTTTAGCTTTTGGAGAAATATGTGTTAACTCCAAAAGCTCGCCCTTATTGCTGAATAATGAAATTCCGATTGTTTTAGTTGAAACGTCTAGTCCAAGTAAGTAATATTCTTCTTGTATCTCTTGCATATGTTTTATGTTATAATCTTATTTTCACGTTGAATGACACAACATCATACCAATACTTTTTAATTGGTTGAGTTGGTTTACAAATCGCTAACAAATTACCCTGGGCATCATGGATACCTAATTGAGTAATGATCACTGGATATAAATCACCACTCGTTGATTTAAATGATGCGTTATCCTCAGTCTGTGCAACACCCTGTAGATCTTTAGCAGTATCGTTTGAAGACCTAAAGAACTCATCTGATGATGCTAAACAAACAATGTTTAATGATTTTTCTGTGTTATAACTATTATAACTTAATTCAGATATTTCATTACCAGTGTAAATAAACTGTGTGCTATCCCATAGGATATCAGCACCATCTTTTGTTACAATAAGTTGCTCAGTGTCACCAGAAACAGTTGTTCTAACATCACCTCTAGTATCGGTTACAATACCATTAATTAAATCATAGTTTTTAACTACGTTTGTTACACCAGCAGTTACAATATCCCCATCAAAAATTGCTTTAAAATATGAGTCAACAATTAACGGGTGTGTTATAACGATAAAACCTTTATCAAGATAAGCGGCACCAACACACGTATCGTTTTTATAGTTATAGGTTGGTTTTTCCTGTGCTGTTGGCGAGAAAACTTTTGTACCGTTAAGTACTTCGGTATAACCGTCACCCCAGTTATTAAAGTTAACTGATGGCGTTGCAACATCATCGCAGAATAAAAGAACAACATTACTCTCATAGGTCGTTTCGGTTACATTAGCTAAATCGGGCCTAACACCTAAAGTTGATAAGCTGATATTTGGTTCAGATAATTTTCTATCTAAATTATTATTAATACCAGCCTCACTATAAGTACCATATATATCAATTGTTGTTTCAGAACCAACATAGGTCATAACACCTAAACGTTTTTCATCCGCATTGGCTGATACTGTACCCACATAATAAGGTAATGTAAATTTAACGGTTTTACCATCTATGATCTCACCGTATTTGTTATTAGGTACCTCAAAAATTAAGTACATGTCATTCGGAACTGGGACATTCCAAGGTTTGTTTGTCTCAAATTCATTACAACCAATTGTTTGCATAACAGTGTCATAATATTCACCAGTGTAACCAGTTACTGGGTGTACTAACAATGAGTCAGTTGTACCAGTAAATGAAGCTGTTATCGCAGTCCACTTATAGTTAATACCATTTTTTTTAACAGCAATAGCGTCATTTGTACCAGCCAAACTTAAAGTACCGTATGCGGTTCTTGAGTATTTTTTATACTCTTCATCAGTAACGGGTAAGTTAAGAGATTTTAATAGGTTGGCGAAGATTGTATTATTATCTTGTCTACCAACAAAAAACCCTGGTAATATATCGGTTGTGTTTAATGTTGCACCAGTAAAGTTATGATTCAAGGCTTGGTATCCATTAACTAAATCAAATGGTACCGTCTCGTTAACAACAACAACGCTCTCAACAGGCTTTAAAATGTTATAGTTAGCTGGATTGAAATCAAATTCAATGTAACCACGACAAGTACCACCATACTGTGGTTGAGAAAACTCAGTGTCATTATAAGCAATTGTATATAAATAACTATAACCACCATTTGCAGCAACCGCTGTTGCGTTAGATGATAAATCTGGTGCTGCTTGGAATCTACCTAAAACAGTGTTAGTTGCGATAGCTGTTAATTTTGTGTTCAAACCAGTGCTAGATGATACCTCTGTGTGGGTGATAACAACTGTTTGACCTAAAGCTGGTACGTATTTTGGTTTTTCTAATAAATAGAATTCGGCCACACCATCAGTACCTGTTGAAATGGTTCTTCCGAAATATGGGATTCTAACTTTTAATATTGCGCTCATTATTTTATTTTCTTAAGATTTGTCCTTTTATTGTAATGTTCTTTGATATTGCGTAAACATTATCATTGTAATCACCAGTAATGTCTGTAACAATCTGATCAACAGTTGATAACGCATTGTAGTTACCATCTTCGTCAGATATAGAGAATTGTGCTGGTATGAAACCTTGTTCCAAAAGTCTTCTTCTACCCAACTCAGTTAGGTAAACTTTAATTTCATCGGTGCTTCCGCTTTGTGGTACGAACCCCATATTGTTTTTTTATTTAAAAATATTAATTTTATTATATAAGTCAAGCTATTATTTTCTTATAATAAATATAGCCTCATTTGTATTTTTTACGTATTTACCAAAATTGTTGATATAACAAGATCTTCGTTTATGACTTTAGTTAACTCTTTATCACCGTAAGCCTTTAGATTAAAGGTAAAATCCACAATACCAACTCGTTTTAAAGGATTATTTGTTGTTTTACCATAATAATGTTTACCCAATTGTCCAAGATTTTTTACTTCATAAAAAGCTGAAAACTCTAATCTGGTTAAAGGTATTATCATTTTATTTGAACCTATTGTACCCAAATCAGTGACAATTGTTAATTTACCAGTTACAATACCATTAATTGACACTGTGTACTCCTGATAATATTTTGTTTCGGTTTCATATGAACTGGTTAATAAGGCTTTGATATAGTTTGATCTGGATTTTAACTCAGAATCTCTGGGTCCCACTTTAACAAGTGTTATATCGCTAAAATATATTGGTTGCGTGTTTGTGTTTAAAATATTAAAAGCCCCCTCTTTTTCTAGAGAAAGGTATTTATCAGTAGTTGCATTAACACTAAAACCTGGTGTGTTAATGTAAAAATTGTTTTTTGGTATTATAAAGCTAAAGGTGGGCATCACCTGTACTACTTTAGTTCCATATTGAATAGTCGCCATGTCTTTTTATTTAATTAAGCTGGTGTTGGACCAACAGTGACAGTCGATTCATAGTATGATTCTTGTACATAAGTTATTATTGTTTTAGACATCCTACCGTTATAATCAACCATTATTTTATAATCTTTATTACCTGTGCAGATGTTAGAATCAAACTCTAATTCTGATGAAACATCTAATGCGGCTGTAACCCTAAACAATGGACCTGTCATAACATCAAATGGAGCTGTCAATTCGGCTGGGTCAAAACCGTTATCAATTACAAGATAGTCAATGTTCTCGATAAAGCCGAATCCTATATTAGCCCAAGTTGGTTTTTGGAAAGATGATATACGGCCTACCGATGGGCCTGATAACGCTACAGATAACCCTTGACCATAATTAAGATCTGCACTATCACCCTCAACATAAGAGTAATTAATGGTAGTGTGGGTGTTATTGTACAGGTCATATATCTTAGGTCTTGGTAAAAAGGACATAACGATATTATCACTAGTTAAATCAGTATAACTATTGTATAAAGAATACCCTGCTGTTGCTATTGGTACGTATCCAGCATCAACTGGGTTACTTATTGTTCCGCTGTACGTGGGGTTATTGAAATCATAAACTCTTAAATCTGTTAATTTTAATTTTCTTTTTGTGTTACCTAATATCGCATATAAACTAACATTTATTGTGTAACCTGTACTGCCAATCTCAAAACCAGATGCATTGGCACCACCAAAATTAAAGTAGAAGTTAAATTCGTTGTAATACTTTTCACCTTTAACTAGCTCATTATTTTTTCTTATTTCCGAGTAGTTTAAATCATGTGTTCTTGTAACATATAAGTTATCACCAATAAACCCATCACCGAGTATTTTACCATAATAAATAGAGCTTTGGTCAACAAGTCTAACCGAACTGTTAATAAAGTTAAAGCCAGTAATATCGGTATTTTTTAATGGGTATAGATCAAAATTCTCGATTAATGCGTTAACACCATTCGTATTATATGAATCATAATCATACGGTGATTTTAAATGTATACCATTAAAATTTTTAAGGTTATATTGTCTAGCCATATTAATCTTTAAATGTTGTTATGCTTAATGTTTCTGGCGAAATATCTGGTTCATATACGACATAGTTATTCTCAGCTGTCTGTGACACGCCCAAAAAACCATTTGTGAACTGAATATTATTATCCATGGAACCCCTATTAGAATTCTGCGTGTATACTTCTTCGCTTTCGTTAACCTCTGTGTTATCATAATATTTAATCGTTGGTATTGTTTGCCCTGTTAAAACGGTAACATCAAACCCAGTCATTTGCTGGTAATTGGTGTTATCAATTAATGAAAAGTGTGTGATTGTGTTTTTAAAACCCCTGTTAACAAAAGCTTCTCTACCTTTATCTGTAAGGTATATCTCAAAAGTATACTTATTTCGTTTTATAAAACCCATTAGAAATCAATTGTTGCTTGTAATACTAACATATCAGAATTATATTTTCTTGTTACTGGTTCTGAAAACTTACCAGTTGCGACAACCGTGTTATTACTATCGTAAATAGCCATTTCAGTAAAAGCAACTTTGTCCTGATCAGGGTTAAATGTTGGGTTTTGGGAAGCTATGAACTGATTTGGTAAAACATTACATGTTAATTGCGTTTTATAGATAGTAGCTTTTATATCTGTTTCAATGTTTCCGTAAAAGAATACCTCATCACCAAATGTAAATTTATCCGTTTCAGTAACCGATGGTAAGTCAATGTGGTCCGTAAAAAGATAAAGATCGGTATCACTATTGTCAAGTATATATTGGTCAATATTTACTCTTAGTGCCGCTATTGTATCTTTTGTTAAAACATTTGTTGAAACCAACTGGCCAAACCCTGAATTATCCAAATAGAACATTGTTATTTCACTACTTTGTGCAGGTGTAAAATTCAACTCAACACGTCTGTCATCAATTGTTTCGTTTGTAACAAAAACACCGTATGTTGCTGATGAAAGTAACATACCTTTATAGAACAACCACACTGTTGAATTATTTGGTTGTTTATCTAATTTAAGTGAAACTCTATATGGTGCCACAGAAGATTTATAGATAGGGTTAGCGTTTGTGTTTGCGTTAATCGTAGCCAATGAAGGTACCGATATAACTTGTTTGATCGTCTTTGCAGTTACGCTGGTACCAATTAGGTAATAAATCTGTAGTAAATCGCCAGGTACACCGTATCCTTGAGAGAAAACAATTACACTTCTATCATTTGGCCCAACAATACCTGTTGAGGCTGGATATAGGTGATAATCACCATCAGATAACGTATCATCTGAAGCTTGTTTTTGTACGGTACCGTTAAAAATAACAATAATCTCACCAACCTGTGTTTCACCCAATTCAAATGCGTCAAACGTTGATAGGTTTATTGTTGGGTGGGTTAATAATAGATTGGTAGAGTAATCTAAAATATCAGCATGTAGTTCAAACTCAGTGCCGTTAATTTTCATAACACCAGTCACACAACCATTCGTACCCAAATACTCGCTAACCTCGACATAAGACCAGTTTGTTGAATCTGGTTTTATGGCTGTTTCTGATTTTTGCCACAATAAAAATATCTGGTTGGTTTTGAAGCCAGTCCCAGTGGTGTCATTGTAATCTGTTAAAAAATTAAACTCACTGTAGTTTGGATCAGATGTTTTTTTGTTAAATTCAAATAAAACATCTTTAGGTTTATCAGTATCGTTATATATTTTTGTATAATCTTCACATTGCATACCTGTAATACCATTTGTATCGGTAAACAAATATGAAGCGTAAAAATACTCACCTGGTTGTACTGAACCAACTGTACTGGTGTTACCACAAATACCTGGCTCTGTTAATGTTAAGATTGGTTTTGGTAGTGTCCAGTTTCTATTAGCTTTATGTGATAACACTGATAATAATTCAGGATCTTCAATAAGAATAACTTTTTCATCAATAAGAACTTTGCCAACAACGTTTTTATCTGTTTCTTGGTCAATTAAATCGTAATATTCGTAAGTTGCGCCACCAATACCTAGCTCAGCGTTAACTGTCATTGTTTTTAATTCAGTGTCAGCAATAAATGTGTACCCAATAGTTGTTGGTGTACTTGTAAATTGTTTTTTATGCCACATTATGTAAGGTATTTTAAGTTTTAGTGTTGACCTATAGAAACCTTCACCATAAAAATTTGAAACGGTGTTATTTGTATAGTGTATGATGCCAACTTTAGACCTTACGTCATATTGATTGTATTTTATAGCCGCACCAAGATAGTTACTAGAAACAGCATCGTATTTTGATTTATCGGTAACTGGGTTTAAACCAATGATATCCTCAACATTAATTATATTCATATTCCAAACAGGAACATCCAATTCTGATTGTGTGTTGTTATTAGAAAAATCCAATAATCCACCCTGCCAATAAGCCAAAGGTGTTGTGTTATCATAATAATCTTTTATTGTGTCTTTACCTGGATAAACAAAACCAGTTAAATTGGCTGAGCCAACTGGTAATTGTCTGTCAAGAACAACCGTTATCGTTGTGCCAGTAGTAATACCAGTTAACGTTTGGTTATCCCCAGAATTAGCTGTTGTTACAGTATCAATAGAATACCAAAGGTATTGGTTTGGTTCGGTAATCTCAACAGATTGTGAGTATGTTGCACCACTAACATAATTATCGGTTTCATATTTTACGAAAAGGTAATCACCTGGTTTTAAATCAACATAATCAATATTTTTTAAACTATTAACTGTAAATTCAAATGACATCGAGTTTGTTGACCCGACTGTTGTACCAGTAATATTGTACAAACTAGCTAAATCTACAGCGGGGTGGATTGTCGTACCAGTGTATTCAAAAAAACCTCTCTCAATAGCTGTTGTATATACCTCATTAGGTATTGCGTTAACTAGGGTTATCGGTACCAAAATATTCGTACCGTCTGAACTAACTGGGTAGTTCATATCGAAAGCGTTATCAGATGGTCTTAAAATGTTTACATTAGCCACATCATCTGTTGTGTAGTTCATTTCACTATCACCAAGTCCAAAATATGTAAAATTCAGGGTACCCTCAGCCAAATTTCTCCTACCGTTATTTGTTAATTTTACATTAACAAGTGGATCATTTTTCTTAATTATATAGCTCATTTTTTGTTTTTATATAAATATTGTTATTTTATAATTTTATGTAGTCTGATGGGTCAACTGTTGCTAATTCTACATAATTTGCACCCTCAAAGTCTAACTTAACAACTCTATCTTCATATAGATCTTTAAGTTTGATTGTTCTGGTAAGAACTTTACTAACTGAGGTTTTTGTTGCTGTTATGTACGTGTTATCAATACCAACATCACTTGCGTTATAAAGCGTATACCCATCAACATTACCACTCTTATATTTGGTAAGGTTTTTATTTGTATCATATATAACGCTGATCGTTATGTTATCACCTTTTATCACAGATATTGTGTCATCAATTGATTGGTTTTTAACCAACGTTTTTATAATTGTAGTCATATTTGGTCCAGATATAATAACCGTCATTTTAGTTGCGCCAAATTGATTGACGATTAATCTAATATTAGGGTTATACGTTGTACTAGGAATAACAGGTACAGCTGGGCTTGTTTGTTTTCTAGGGTATAATTCACTTAATAACGTTAAGTCAGCGTCAAATAAAACACCAAATATAACTTTTGCGTGATGGCCACAAGGGTTTGCTATTGTTAAACCACCTATAAATTCACCAGTTAGTGGTAAATTATTACCGTCTCTATCATAATAGTAATCCATTATTATATCTGACCCAGATTTTCTAAATCCAGCAACACCATATTGTGAAACATCCCTTAAATTTTCGTTCTTAGCGTCAAATAATTTATTGAGGCCGTTTAATAGTTTAGTTTCTTTAGTTGCTCCGCTAAAAGAGTTTTCAGCAAAACCTGTTTTTAAAGTTAAGTTACTTTTAAAGAAATATAAACTGTTTTTAGTTGCCGTATTTAATGATTCAACAGTACCTTCGTAAATTTTAACTTTAGTTCTATCTTTATAATACTTGAATTTTTTAACCAACATGAAATCGTATTCTTCCCATCTAGTTGTACTTAAATACGGTTCTGTTGCGTTAGCGCTAGATGATAGATTAATCGACCTATATAAAACATTTCTACCCAAACTATATCTAGAACTCATACTTATCGTGTTAACCGTATACTGTCTTGTTGATGACCATTCGTATATACTATCATCATCAGTGTTTGAGCATAATCTTTCAAATAAAGGTTTAACGTTGCCTGTGATATTTTTAGTCGCTAAACTTAACCCAGTTATTGTGTTGTTATTAACACTTGTAAAATCATTTTGTATAAGGTTTGTATCTAACGTATACCCTGTGTATAAACTATTTGTTGTACCAGAATATTGTACCGTTGTGCCAGTAACAAGATAATAAGCTGAAATATCGGTACCGTCTAATTCACCAGCTGTACTAACGGTTGGTAGGTAATTAGGTGCCGCATCAGCAATAACAGTATTCGTAAAACTAGTGCCTAATGTTGTGTAATACTGATTACCGTTTGCAGCCGTTTGGGTTGATATTAAATTTTTAAACCTGTAAACTGTTGGTGTGACGGTTAAGTTTGGTAACCCAACTAAAGATATGACATCGTTTTTTGTGTAAAATAGATTATTTGATGTCGCCCCAGTTGGTCTAAACTCATGCCAGTTAGCCCCAGTTGCTGGTGTTGCTGTACCAGTCGCTGTTTTTTTCATCCAGAAACTAAATGTACTGTCAGCACCATATGTTGAGGCATCATAATAAACAAAAGATCCGATTGGGTAAGTGTTACCCGCTTCAAAAACTAAAGATTTATTATAAACATACTCGTAATAAGTGTAAGTCGTGTTATTACCAGTTCTTATGATATCACCTAAATCAAATTTTTGGGTCGGGGACTGTGTCAATAATATAGCCGCATCATACACATATGGTTTAATTTTTGTTTTAACTGAAGAGTATCTATCAAATTTATCATAACCAATTGGTGTAAACGATTTTATGTCATATTTTTCAATTGGTATGAAAGAAGCTCTAGCACCATTTGGTTGGTATATAGGGTGAATATTCATTACGTATGACACCCCAGTTTGCTTTCTAAGGTGATTACTTGTGATATCCTCAATACAAACATATAATCTTTCAACAGTTTTTGTTTCAATTGTTACACCATTCGATGTTTCGACAACCACATCGTAATTAGTTAATTTAACTTTAACAATATCATTGATTTGGTAGTTATTAATTGTTGGGCTAAAATCAGGTACAACAGCTAAAATATCTTTGTATAACTGTGTGTTATAAACAGCGTTTTCTTTTTTCCAATAACCAGTGGCGTTTTTATATCTTGTTTTTGCGATTAAATTATTAATTGTATTACCCGTGTAACTAACTAAATTATAATCAGAAAAACCACTATCGTAACCAACAAAATCAATTGTTGATGCACTGCTGTTAATAACAGTTTCATTCTTAAGATATCTTAAGAACGGAAAATCTTGTTTATTTAATGTTTTTAATCTAGGTTTTGGTGTTTTACCGATAATAATATTTTTTGTTATACCCATATTATCAGCTTCCTGAGGTGTATTACCTAAGTAATTATTTGTTGATGTTATGGTGTATGATTTTTTAATACCATTTTGTGATTGATCTTCTGGTAGTAAAGATGGTGCGTCTTTTGATCTAACAGTTAGTTCAAAATCAATTTTATCGTTATTAAAACCTTTTTCATAAACAGTTACATCACCAATGGTACTAGTGGTTTTAAATTTTTCATAAAACTTACCGTAAATTAAACCGAAAGCGTTAGCTTCATCATATGATTGACCTATGCTTGGTCTTGGTCTAAATTTATAGGTATCTAAAATCGTCTCGGTTTTAAATATATTATGCTCCACTTGGAAATTTACGTTATCACCAATTGGTTCTATCGATAGTACGTCATCCATATAATGCCCATCAATAAGTGATCTACCACCGTTAAAATAAACCCTAAATCTAGGGTCATCTATTGCTGAATAGGTTGCTGGGTCTATGTAGTCATAATCAATCGTTTCATATCTTTTTAATGTACAACCATATGTTTCTGGGTTAACCACCAAATAAAGTCTGGTGTCAACAGGGAACACACCCTCAAAACTAACATTTGCGACTCTATCCTGGCCACTATCACCACCACTAAATGTAAATAACTCTTCATGATAAATGGTACCAAACTGATCTAATAACTTTATTACAAGGTCTTGCGCAATAACAAATTCAGATTCAAAATATAAATCAGCCTCAAATTTCAAGAAACCATTTTGTTTTATTAAATAATAACCATCGGATAAACTAACACTATCGTTTACCTTGTTAAAACTATCATTTAATGATTTAATATCGATATAATTATCTTTATCAGCCGCAAGTTCTAATTCATTAATTAAAGTGTTTACTAAAATTTCATCAGTATCGGCTGTATAAAATGGGCCAATTTTAGTTTCATCCAAAGAATAAAAACCATCAAAGGTTAAACTAGACGATTCACTAATATAAAGCTCATCGTTTAGGACATTACTAACAACTTTATATGTTTCAGTTTGTGTTGAACCACTATAAACTTGGTATAAATAAAGATTTTTAGTTAAGTTAATTGAGACAATGTCACTAAAAGGATTAACTCGTAATCTTTTAATATACGCTGAATCAATATGCATATATGGATCTGTTTTAACCCTGTTTAAATACGTCTGATACACCCCAGGAACGATAGTTGTTGCTGTTGTACCCGATGGTACCCCACCAACTGTATAACCTGTCACAGTGGCCCCAGTAACTAAATAGTTAACCGCTGATTTTGTAACAACATCACCAGCGTAATAGATGACACCATTTGTCCAAGTATTTGATTTTCTAAAAGGGACAACCCAATTACTTGAGCTACCGTAAACAGCATCATCTGGTTCTGTTGTGGCGGTATTTTTAGAATATCCGTAGTATTTTGATTGTTCAATTACTAAGTATTGACCCGTTTCATCATAGTAATCGGTTATACCAGCAGTTGCCATGTTAATAGTTAAACCACTATAATCATAGTAACAAGTATGTGGTTTAGGAACTGGACAAATATAATCAACGTTAGCCGCTAAATAAGCGTGGCCAATTGAAACCGCCTCAATATAATAATTTTTTTCAGCTAGTGATATTGGGGTTGATGTACTATCTTTAAATGTAACTATACTAGCGTCAGTGTTTAACGGTATTAGATCGTAAACATCAAATGCGTTTGGTTTATTATTTAATAAACCAACACTTAAATTTATAAATGTTAGAGTGCTTGGCGTATTGTACAGATTAGTTAACGTTAATGTGTCGGTTGTAAACGTTAAAACCTCGGAATAAATGATGCGAGCACCAGAGGCTGGACCAGTAACACCGTCTATAGGTGTTGTAATTGGTGACCCGTCATGAATCACTAAAGTATCGTTACCATACATTGTAAATTCAACCAAATATTTACCAGGGCCATTTGGTAGTGTTATCGCTTCAGTGAGGTTACCCGAATTTAATAAAAGTGTTGCGTCTGTATATGTACTTAAAGCTGTGTTAATTGTGTAACCAGATGCGTATATATTATTAGTATTTAACCTATAAAGGTTATTGTTGTATGTAACATAAACACCTTTTCTATCACCAGAACCAGTATTTATATTACCACCGTAAATAGTATCGTCACCATAATCTTCATCTTCTTCCCATCTATAAACCTCAACGCTACTACAAGCGTCCTCAATATTATAATAGAACCCAAAATACTCATTGATGGTTGGATCATATCCTTTATAATTCTTACCTTTATTACCAACTAACGTAAAACTAGAAGACTCACCAGCAAACGGTACTTTCTTAATACCGATCGTTTCAAATGGATTAGTGGTACCTTGGTTAACTGGCCTTTTAGCTAAACCCTGGAACTCAGAACCGTCTGTGCCTAACCAATTAACTTTATTATTTAAACCGTGTTTATAAACAAATTTATTATCTAAAAACTTACTATTTTGTATTTTTTTACCAGCGTTTAATATTGTTGTTGCTGGTGTGAATTGTTGTACTAATTTAACCCATGAAGAATCAAATTTATTTAAAAACTCTAAACTTTTTGTGTTTGTTACTGGTGTGTCGGTTAAAGCTAAATAATCGTAATAGATTTTAGTCAGCGTTGGATAAGTTTTAATCGTCTTTCTGTTGTCTGGTTTGATGTAATTATCCATCGACTTTTGTAAGAACTGGTTAAACGTTAAGGTACCCGCATTTATAGGTGGCACCACTCTAAACGTCAAATCAATATTTAAATCAACACTATTTCTGTTTAGATATCTGTACATCGTAAAATCAAAGATCTTATCTGAAGATATATAAACCTCTAACTCTTTTGAGTTTACCACCAATCTTGAATCATCCTCGTAATATTCAGTATACCCGATACTATCCTCAGATAACCTAAGAACTTGTTTTTCAGAGTAAACCCAAGATTTTACGTTATCAGTAACCCTATCCATATTGAATAGAGATACATTACTTTGAACCTCGTAAGCTCTGATATATGACCTACCAAAATCGTATGGCCCGAAATTTTTACCGTTATTAGCTACACTAAAACCATACTCTTGGTATTTAACTCTTGGTGGTACCGTTGGGTATCCGTCTTTATCAAAAGGAACCAATGTTAACAGGACCTCATCGCTGTAATTAGATTTATATAAAGCATATGCTTTCTGAGTATAATCGACCTTATCTCTAGCAATATAAATGTGCTCATTAACTTCAAAAATTGAATCTGGTAAACCAACAAGGTTTAATATAAATTCAATAGATTTTCTAGTACCTTTTGATTTCCAAAGATGGTATGAGTTTATAAAAATTCTACGCCATAGTTCAATATCAATATCAACTGGTTTATAACCAGGTTCGATTCTTAAATCTTTAATATCAAATAATGATTCAATAAGTGTGTTCTCATCCTCAACATTATAGGTTTCAAAACCAAGCATGTTACCATAGTTTTTAACCAATAAGTCAGGTATGTTTTCTATCTTATCATAACTAAGATTAGTCATAAAAGTTATACCATCAACGTATTTTTTAATGGTATCAAAATTCTTACCGATAAGGCCAAACATTAAATTTATTCTCCTATCATCAGTGTCAAATTCTTTTAAAGAATCTGTTGTTAAAAATCTCGATATTAAATTTGTTTTTGTTGTGTCAAAGTCATCCGATATACCGTTTAATTTTGTTAAATATTTATCAAATGAGTCACTAAACAAATCGATATTAACCTCATCATATTGAGGAAATGTTAGTGTTTCATTCATGTTTAATTCAACACCAAGATCTGTAAATTTCTTGTAACGAATTACACTAACATATTTTTTCTTATCATAATCGTAATCCAATAAAAACTTACCCATATCGGACAAGTTTGTTTGGAATTCATCGTATTTTTGCATTTTTGGTTTTACCCAAAATGTTCTATTAACACTATTATCATTATTAACCTCATTAACAAATGGGTTTCCCTCTACCGTAACGTAGATACCATTATCATTATCATTATATGAGCTAGGTAATGTTGCGTTTAATATTTTATATTCAACTCCCTTGTAATAAACAACATAATCAGTATAAGTCTTAGAAAAGTTTCTTAATGGTGTGATGTTAACGTCATCATTTTTTGTCGCACCAGATGTTGTATACTCAATTTGAAACGGGTTAAATATATTACTTAAGTTGATTTTAAATTGTGCCGTATCTTTATTCGTTGAATAATTGTATTCGGACACCGTTGGTGTCAAAATACCAATAACGTTTAATCTAAGGCTGGCTGGGTATTTTTGTGTTATTTCAATAATAGTGTTTTTAATAGTCTCCTTCATCGGAGCGTATAAAACATAATTTTGTAATTTCTTTTTATTAAAAAGGACTGTAACGGTTAAGTTGTCATCAATCTTTTTATTAACTTGCTCAACAGCGCTTTGTGTTGTGTTTTTAGCTGGGTTAGCAGCGTTAATACTTTCTGCGGTATACGACTTGTCCCCACCAGCTAATGTAACGTTTTTACCCGAAGCACTTTTTTTAGTTACAGATGTACTTAATGAAAAGTTACCCAAAGTAAAAAATGGATCACCAGCTATTTCATCTTTTGCGTTAGCAAATTGCAGACCAACCGCTTTATCACCAATATTACCTGATCCAGAGATCTGATTAGCAACTCCTTGGCTTTTGTAATATCTTAATGCTTGTTCATACGCTAAAAACGATGAACAAGGTACATATTTGTTTTCACCATTAATGTTATAAGTTCTATAACCAGCGCACCCAAGATCAACTGCGGCAGCCATAGCTGCATCCGCTGTATCATATAAGTGTGCTATTAATGGCGTATTTGTATAACTAAGATTAGCCATTTCCTACTATGTTATTTAATGTCTTTGTTGCGTCTATATTATTTCTTCTTGTTCTAACTTCAAATAATTTCTTATTTGTTGCATCTTTAATTTCATATAAATCGTACTGAGCGAATATATTTCCGTCAAAGTCATACAGTGTGTATATACCGTCTTCCATTGATTTAGTCTGGTCTGAGTATAAAGCAATTGCTAAACTTTCAGCATCATAATTAACTAATTCAACTTCAAGTACTTGTGGGGTGAAGCTGGTATTTGTCAACACAATGTTTTGGCCCTTAAAACCAATAAACGGTGTTGCTGTTGGTTTAAAACTTGGTGCAGCGTTTGGTGTTACTGTACAGAATAATAAAGTTCCTACGTTGTTATATGTATATTTAATTGTCTTAACCGAACTGTTAGGTGTGTCAACTTGAACGGGTTCGACTATAAACGATGATGTGATAACTCTATACAAATTTTGTACTTTACTACCGTTATCGTTAAGGTATTCAACCCTGTAACCATCTAAACCGTTATTACTAAATTTGCTTTTAAAACCATTTGGTGCTGAATCTATGTTTAAAACCAAACCTTTAATGTCTGGGAATGTTGCTAACTCAGCACAGTCTTCGATTTGAACTCTTATCTGAGCTGGTCTGATGTAAACCGTATAGAAACCCTTAGCGTTAAATACACCTTTTGGTAATTCCATGTTGTACATACCACCTAAAACCTCTAAGGCGTTAGTTGGGTCAAATACTGGTTTAATAACGTCAGTACCGTTTAATTTTGTTACTTTTTGAGCTTCAGTAGCATTTCTGTTCTTACTGTATAAAACAATAACCTCTATATCTGAAGGGTCCACATCTGCTGGCCTTTTAACGCCATATACGCCTATTCCCATATTTATTGATCTTTAAAATTGTATCCTCTTGTGTTTATTTTATAGTATCCGAATCCAGTTTTTGTTAATTCATTTAAATCCTTAACGTTTTTTAGTTTCTTTATTGGTTCAAAGGCGTTATTTACACCTCTATCAATAAATACTTCAGATAAAACTTTTGGTTCGTCTATTGTGTCTGAATAATAATTTAATGTCGGTGTTACCTTATCATCAATATTATTCCTCATGAATTTAAATATAGTTGTTTTATCTAAATTATCAACATAAAAAACTGGGTTTGGTGTGTCTAGGTATAGCACATACTCTTTTCTTTCGTCAGATTCTGATAATATCATACCAACTATATTAGTACCGCTAATTTCTATTCTTTTACCAGACCTGATATTTTTAGGCTTTGGTACCACTCTTTCACTCAATTCAGCGTACCCTTTGGCTATATCTTCTTTGTATAAGTTTAAAGCCTGTTCTCTTGTAAAACTTAAATCCAATAAAGAAAACTTACTATCTGTTTTACCTGTTATAAAATACTTCTGTTCTGAATCTAAAAAATGGGCTTTAACCTCTTCCTGAGTCGTAATGTTTTTATTATTTGTCACATATTTCATCGCAGGTTTAACCATATCACGGTATGGGTATATCTCCGATGAATTTTTATTAAACCCTGTTGGTTTACCAGATTCAATTTTTGATAGAGTTTTTTCGATTTCACTAATCTTGGGGTTATCGTAATATGGTGATATTACGGAGCCATTAGGGTCTATTAATGATTCCATGTACAGATTAACCAAGTAATCCGTGTCATCTTTTATCATAATTGTTACCATTATTTTAAATTAATTTTAATAGGTAGCGTTATTTTTTTCATATCTTCTATACCAATATCTTCTTTATAAACATTTATTTCAAGTGTCCCTGTGATTTCTAACTCTTTTATTGTGCCAAACTTAAATAGAGCACCAGCACCAATAACTAAATCAACAGTTAAGATTATTTCTTCATTGGGGTTGATTTTAGGATCTAAGGCTTCAATAACAATAGTAATACCTTCCTCTTTTATATTAGGTTTTGTTAGTAAAAGGCTGTTTATGTCTGATGCTGTGTATGTGTATGGTGTAATATCACCCATAATATCAGGACCAGCTGAATATGAATAACCAGATTCTCCGTAATCAGCCCCAAGGTACGATCTATTTGCAATCATATTTGCAAAATTTATTTGGTGGGTTGGGTTGTTAATTAAACTGGTATAACTTGGTGGGTTGAGATAACTTGTTGTTGAATAATAATCATTTGAAAAGTCTTCACTATTATTAAAAATAAAATCAGACCAAGCTGTACCAAAGGTTGTGTTATAAGTGTCATAGCCTTCTATCACACTTTTTTTAGGTAAAACGCAATATTCAACCTGTAACGATGAATCGCCCAGTGTTTGAGCGTTATGTTTACGTGAGCCATATGTTGATAAATCAATTGTCGGTTCATTTGATTTAAATGTTAAATCAAGTAAATTAAAATTATCAATTATATAACTACTAATTTCTTGTTTATTTTCTATTCTTAGTGAACCAATAGTTCTTTTAAATGATTCTATATTAACATTAACACATTCATTTAATTTACTTTTTAATAAACCAATTGTCTTTATGTTTAAATCATTTGATAGGTATTTTAAATACCCTTCCATTGTTCCATCAACATTGTAGTAGTAAATATAATAAGAATTTGTGTACTCGTCACTAATATACTCTTGACAGCAATATGTAACGTTAACTGCCATATAATTAGGGTCGGCCACAATAGCATCAGACAGTGTTTCATATTTGGTATCGGTAACACTGATATTCTTTTTTATTGAGTCTACTGATAACAATAAATCACCATATTCTCTTGGGTTTGTTGGTATTTGTAAGTCTGTTGGTTGATCATTTATAACACTAATTTGTGACCAATAATCATCATAAGCAAATTCATAAAGATCAATGTGATCCGTTTCTAGATCATACTCATTAGTCCTATTATTAAAATCATATATTGTATAAGATTTTTTAGTATAATCTAAATCGTATTTAAGATATAAACTTTTCTGATCAAAATTTTCAACATCCTGTAACCATTTTTTACCAACGTTATTTTTTGATGATGGTATAAATTGTATTTTTTTACCGTTTAAAGCGTCCCAAAAATAAAATTTAACGTAAAAATCGGTTTTAATATAATTTTTAAGAAAAAAGAACGAATAACCATCAACACCTTCCGCTAAATTAAAAACTGGTCTCTTTTGTTTCACACCAGCTATAACTTCAGTATCTATTGTTTTCTCATTAAAAAGATATCTATCTGAAACATATATTGGTATTGTTGTTATTCTATTTTGTGTCTCAACATTATTATCATCAAAAATTTCTAACAATAAAAATGAACTATATGTATATGTTTTGTTATTAAAACCATATTTTAATTCAGACCACAAATCTTTTTTATCCCAAAATGGGAAAGTAAATGTATTATAAAAGTGTGGTCTACCAGGTTTTGCTGGATATTTTTTTCGAATCTCCACCATTGGGTCGATAACCACATATGGTTTTTCGCTATTAATTTCAGTTGCTGAAAGTAACTTTTCATTATCAAATTTAACAGAACGTAAATTATCTGAAGATTTTATTTCAAATAATTCACTAGTTTTCATGTTTGTGGTTGCATTTACAACCTTTTTGTGATAACTTGTAAAGTTATCCTCTAAGTAAGATGATATTGTACCAACCTCATCGTCCTCTATATACCTTAAAAAGAATAGGTCGATTTCTAATTCACTGTTATTAGGTTTGAACTCAGCACTTTCAAAATCAACGATACCGTTTATGTTTACCAATGATTCGATACCTAAAGTTTTACTAAAAACAAACTCTCTGTCAGATGAACCGTCTTCCGAACTAAAAAATATGTCGGTTGATAATGTAGTGTCTTTTTTAAATGTTTTTCTTAGCATTTTTCGTCTGTATATGTTTTGAACGGATCATCCAAATTAGTATCATTATTGTTACCAAATAAATCATTCACAATATCACCAATGTAATCATCAACTGAATTGAGTGAGTCTAGGTTGGTTATATCATTCACATTTAATTTATATTTTTTTGTTTTATTTTTTTCGGTTAAAACATTAAACGCTAATTTCTGGTATGCGTATCTGGAGCCGTTTAAAAATGGGTAGTCTAAAACATTGCCATCATTATCCGATGTACCTAAATCAAGTATATCTCTCCAAATGTATTTATCTGTTTTTCTACTGTATAAAGCGTATTTTGGTATAAATGAGTTTGAAACCGAGTCTTCAATATAAGAAGATTTTAGTTTTAGCTCAATCTCTTGGAAAGGTTTGTATTTGAACAGAACGTAATTATGTATAAAATTATGCTGAACAGGTGATATTAATTCCTCTGTTAAATTTTCGGTTGAATATTCATATATACCGATATCAAAAATATTATTAATATCTGGTTTATCAGATACTGTTGTATTTGATACATCAGCTATTCTTTTAATACCCTCGCCTGGGTTTGTATAATCGATTAATGGTTCAAAATTAGACTCAACGGTACTAAAAACTTTTTCAGATGTCGCACCGTTTTTTATAACCCCTAAATAACAATTAGTTATAGGCTCATTCTTATTATCTAATAAACCAGATATATCAAAATTGTCCTCAAAATAAAAATTATATAACGGTTCGTTAAATAAATTATATGAAAACCCACATTGGTCAAATGTATTTAAAACCTGTACAACTTGTGCTTGTTTTACGTAATATTCAAGGACTTCATTGTCAATAACCTTTGATATTGAAAAATTAGTGCTAAATAAAAGATAAGGTGTCGGTCTCTCAGCTTTTAAAATATTAATTAAACTACTGTTATCATTTGTTGTTTGTACGTTCCTTATAACCCCCGTAAATTGGTTTTGTGTTGTTGTTTCCGCTGGTGTCAAGGCAAATGCTGGATTATTATTAAAGACAGTCCCTTTTGGGTCAGCGTCTTCAACATAATAAAGTGGTTTAGGTGTCATAGGTAAGTTAACGGTAATTAATTTACCATCAACATTTGTTATAAAATACAAATCAGTTTTAAATCTACTATCGTTAGACCTAAGATATATTTGATCACCAACAACAAAATTGTGCCCATAATTCATTAAAAAACTAGTATTTTCTGCGCCAGTCTTTATTGATGGGTAAACTAATGAAGCTGGTAAACCTTTACTTAGGTCCAGTTCATATTTTAAATCGTTATTGTTTTTATCTGTATAAACAATAGTGTATTGCTTTTTACCCTTATCATTAACATGTTTAACTGGTTTACATAAAATTAAAGACCAATTATCTGGTACAAAATCTAAAACATTTTTATCTATATTTAATTTACTACCACGATAATAAGCTTTTTTACTTATCGCTGGTGATATTGTACCGTATATTTTGTACTTATTGTTTTCATTTTTTTCTTGAACAAATTGTTCGTCCTGAGAAACATTTGTGAATAAATTATACTCATCCCTAACCTTCCCAGGTTGCTCCAATATCAATCTAGTTTTTAATGTTTCAGTTTTTGAACCAACAAACTTTTTTGAACCCAATATTTCTACAATATTACTCATTGTCCGTAAAATAATTTTTTTCTATTGATTTTAAAGCATTTGACCCATCCCAAATACCAAAGTAATAATAATTCGATTTATACCTATTTGATAACTCTGGGTTAAACTCTGTTGGCTGTACGCTACCTGTGTAAAAACCGTATGATGTGTAAACTTTATTATCGATTAAACCATCCAAATCATCTGTTATATCGTAAATTGAAAACTCCATTAAAGCAACCTTATTTTGATCGTTTATTGATGATATGAACGGTCCTAATGTATATGTGCCGCTATAAGCTTGTGTAAATCTTCTGTGGGTTCCACCTGTATTGACAGTTGCGTCTGGTTTTTTAGCTAACTCGATTGCAAATAAACTAAGATTTAACGCACCCACGGAGTTGTCACCAAAATCGTAAGCTGGTGAATCACCGTAATAATTTTCCCCAGTTGTGCTGTTAATAAAATCTTCACCCCCAAATATATCGGTGTAAACCGTACCACTATTTTTACCATTTAAACCAACACCAATCCCAAGATGGTATTCAAGTTCTTTAACATACTCATTATATGATAAATCTTTTGGTATTCTAATTATATTAAGAATATTACTAGGAAATATCATTTCTGGGTTATAATCTTTATCATTTAAACGATTCCAATCAAAGACATTAATATCAACATCAAACTCATATTTGGGTAAGATCGCTGACCCAATAACTTCAATGTCAGATATAGACGGTGCGTCTCTACTGTCGACAGGGAAATTCCACGGTATGTCTTTGAAATCATTAGTTTGTGGTATATAATTAACATAATCACCAGGTATGGATACGTTATTCACCTTGTGTTTATTGTATCTAGTTTTTATTGTATAAAATTTTCTTTTTCTATTGACAATATCATACTCGAACAACCCTGTTTTTGTACCTTCCCATCCACCTGTTAAAGCCTCACCATTAGATGATGATGGTACCCTAATACCAGGTGTTGGTGACAACTTGTAGTAACCCCATGGGTATCTAGTTTGCCAAGCTTCAGCAATATCATATATTTCAAAAGCGTAATAACCTTTAGTGGGTATACCGTTATCTGTATCGTCAGTCGGTACAAGATCACCAAATTGGTTTAATTTGTAATATTCCATATACATTGGTAAAGAGATCCTAAATATACCCGTACCTTTTTCAGCTTTAAAAGCACCAACTCTAACTCTACTACCAGAGGTTAATTTATCATCTAACTTGTAGATAATAACCATTAATTCTTGTAATGGCCAAATATCGCCAGTATCTCTATTTTTGTTGGTGTCAAATCCTCTTAATTCTAATGGTAAGTCTGTTTGATCAACATCTTTAGGTTTGTTAACCGAATAATCTTTTTTAATCTCAAAACTGGCCGTTACCGAAGATAACCAACCAAAAAATACAGCTGTTGGTGTATACTTATAGTTTATCTTGAAATCACATCTTGTAATACCAACATCATGCTCAACATCATCACCCCAAAAAGAGGCGACATTAACCTGTTTGATCTCATTAAATATATTTGGCATTTGGTTAATATCTGTTTTAACCTCGACATCAAAAGAATCATTACCTTTATAAATAAAATTAGGTACCTTATTCGGGTTATTATTATCCTTTGAACTTGTTGCGTCTCTAAGATCTTTTATGTTACCATATTCTGTTGTTGTTTCGACCAAGTCATTTGCCGTTACCTCAAAACTTTTTGTATCAAACAGATCGAAATCCATCATAATGTTATGTGAACCAACTGGTACACCAAATATCATATAATCACCAGAATCGTTTGTTGTTACAGTGTACTTATAATATTTTTCCATTACCTCAAGATATTGCGGGTAATGGGTTAGGTCGTTTAAAGTTGGTAAATTACCAATAGCCCTATGACTAGGGTTTTGATTTCTTACTCTTGGTAATAGGTTGTACCTAACACCGTTTGGGAATTGATCGTTAACCGTCTCAAATGGGTATAACTCAATAATTTCAGGCCTTTCTTTATCAGCTGGGTCAATTGGTACAAATATCGATATTTTTGCGTTTTGCAAACCATATCCATTAGTAGTTTGTATCCTACCCACAATAACACCAAAATCAGATGAAGTCTTTCTATAAACGTCCGTGCTTGATATCTTTAAACTTAAAATTTCTAAGTTATCAAACTCATCTTCTAGGTTAACTAATATTCTTTCGTCTGGTGTTTCTTGGTTTAAAACTATTTTAATGTTTTTCTCCATTATTAATTAATTCCTGTTGCTATTATTGGTATAACCCTAATGTCAACATCAGGTTTTTTAATACTAAGCATTTGATATTCCTCAACAATAATATAATTATTTGTGATATCAATTTCACCTGTTGCTGTATCAATTATTGTTTGTTTTGTTGTATTAGCAGAATATCCAGGGCCTGTTTTATTATACGCTTTGATATAACTAACATTTAATACCCCATCAATTTGTGTTATTTTCTTAATCATCTCACCAACACTGTAACTCTTACCAAGATTTGTTTTATCATTAGTAAATTCACCTTTAACCACATTAGTTATTTTAGCCGATGCTTGAACCTGTTGTCCAGTTTCAACTAATACATTAATTTCAAAACCTAAATCAACAACCTCAGCTGGTTTAACAATCACGTAATCGTTAATCATTCTATATTTAGAAAGATAAGCAGCGATGTTCTCCATTAACAAAGATGAAACAACGTTTGATATCGCACCATTGGCATCATAAGTTAACACGCCAATCTCAATTTTATTTTGTTTCTGTGTTATACTCGTTTTAGCTGGTGAACCAAATACGCTTGGCATTGACATTATCAAAGCTTTATAGTCATTTAATGTAACAGCTCTATTTTGTGCCGCAAAGTTATACGAAATGTAATTTCTTAACTCCTCGATTGTTGGTTCATCTGAACCGCCAACAGCTGGTGTTGTGTTATTAACACCAATAGATGCTTGTACCGTTGAATTAATATTTTGATCTGGGCCGTTGATTATAGCACTTAATCTGGTTATATCGGTAATTGTACCAACACCTGTATTAGATTCAACGCCACCACCTATTCTGTATTTAACAAACATTGTGGTATTTGTTATTGGTGCCATCCCTAAACTGCCGTTTCTTAAAAAACTTTTAAGACTAAAACTACCACCGTCCATAAAATCATCTAAAATATCAAATGACGAGTCGGTTTGCGCACCGAATGTTATCTGGCAAAAACCGTTTGGTGTAAACTCCGTAATATATCTTTTATCAATTTTTTGGTAAACCCCTTTAGCTATACCGCTAACCCTTGGTGCTGTTGTATCTTCAGTAAATACGTTATCTTCAGCTAATGATGGTACTTCATACCATTTATTAGGGCTATTGTTAAATTCAGACTCAGTTGGGTTTGCTGTAAAATTTGTACCAGCTTTATGTATTATTGAATCAACTGATAACACATTGCTCTCTGGTAATGTTATCTTATAAAAAGGTTGGGTTGTTAAAAAAGACTGTGTATAAACTTTGCTAGATCCAGCAACAACAATACCTGTCTTTGTTATACTATAACCCGTTAATTTGTTATTTATAAAAATTGGTCTTTTAGTTCTATCTACATTACCAGAACTATTAGTCGCTGAAGCAAAATCAATGTCATATAACACCTCATAAGCACCAGAACCGTTACTAACCTGTGTACCAGCTTTAATTACTGGTAAATATTTTTTATCTTCTTGATCACCATAAACTGGTACTTGAGCCGTGAACTCGACAACAGCAACAGCCGCTGATTTAGTTGGTAGCTTTAAACCATATGTTTTGGCGATATTATATAAAGATTGTCTCTCTTGAGCGTAATCTAGTACCGTTTCTTGTAATGCACGGTCAATCTGGTAGTTTAAGTTATCTGCGATGGCCGCATTTAAATCTAAGAATACCGATAGTATAGACGCATCGTTAAAATTCTGTACAACTTCTGGGTAGTATTGTTTAATATAATTAATTTGCTCCGTTTTTAAGGACGCAAAATCTCTTTTACTGTAATTTATCTGTCTTGCCATTTTTTATAGTGTTATAGCCAATTTATCGCTTGTCTGGAACGTTTTTGTCGTTATTGTATAGTCTAGATTTATCCTAATCTGATGTTCTCTATCAGTATCATTTTTATACTGCTCTTCATCACCAACTCTAGTAATGATAACATCGTTTAATTTCAAATTTGGTATGTATTTTTCAACTGCGTCCTGGATCTCACCCTCTATTTTACCCAAAGTAATATCATCCAAAGGTTCAAATATATATTGATACAAATTTGTACCAAAATCTGGTAAAAAATATCTGGATCCCTTTTTGGTTAATAATAAATGAATTAACATAGCCTTAACCTCTGATTCAGGAATTGTTGTTAATCCAACATAATCACCACTATTCGAATTTACGAAAGGGAAATCTATACCAAATGTTTGTTTTTTTATCGCCATAAATCTTTTATAAATAAATATCGGTATATTTTATTTTTTGTAAATAAAAAAATCCCACCAGTTAGGTGGGATCTATCTCGCCAAAATGGCGAGTTAATGGCGAGTAACACTTAATTAAGAGCTACAACCGAAACAATCGAATTGACTATCTTCTGGTTTAACAGTTTCTTTTATTAGTACTGGTTCTGGTTTAACCACTGCTGCTATTGGCGCTTCAGTCGCTGAAACGTTAATTGCTAAGTGTTTTGCGCCAGTCGAGATCGCTTTTGTTCTCACATAATAGCAAAGAGATTTAAGACCACGTTTCCAAGCCCAGAAGTGACTAGACGACAATTTCTGTACAGTTGGATTCTGAAAATAAACGTTCATCGATTGTGACTGATCAATAAAAGGTGCTCTATCAGCGGCCATATCAATCAATTCTTTTTGTGGAACTTCCCAAATTATTCTATATTTTTGAATTAAATGTTCAATTCTTTTAATTTTTTTCTCATAATGCTTGTCAGCTGGGTCCAAAAACTTATTAAAGTTAATATTTTGGATAGAGCCCTCGTTCATGATAATTTCATTTTTGAATTGTTCTGACCAGATACCTAAATCTTCAAAGTCTTCAATCAAATATCTATTAGCGATTAAGAACTCACCACCAACAACTCTTCTGTTAAATAAGTTAGATGGGATAACCTCTGTCATCTCGTATGAACCTGTAATTTTAGCTGAAGATGCCACTGGCATTTGTGCTGTGAATAATGAGTTACAAACACCGTAAGTTTTAACATTTTCTTTTAAAGAGTCCCAATCCCACATCAATTCACTTTGATTAATACCCCACATATCAAATTGGAATATACCTTTTGACATTGGAGAACCTTTAAAATGTTTGTAAGGTTTGTATTCACCGATTTTACACAATTCATTACTTTCAGTGATAGCAGCAAAGTAAATTGTTTCGAATATCTTTTTATTAAGAGTTTTAGCCTCTTCCGATGTGAACACATAGTCCATTAAAAAGAATACATCAGCAAGCCCTTGAACACCAATGGCAATTGCCCTTTGATCTAAACCACCCTTTTTACCTTTTTCAGTCGAGTATGAATTAATGTCAACAACTTTGTTAAGTGCTCTAACAATTTTTCTAACCTCATGATACATTTGGTCAAAATCAAACGTTTTATTCTTAACATAGTTTTTAACAACTACAGATGATAATGTACAGATGGCTGTTGTCTTTTCGTCTGTAAACTGGTAAATCTCGTTACAAAGATTTGATTGTTTAATAACCCCGATATTTTGGTGATTGGTTTTTTTATTAGCATTGTCTTTTGAACAAAGGTAAGGCACACCACTTTCAACTTGTGATTCAATAACTTTAACCCATATTTCCTGAGCTTTTACTTTCTTACCTAAACCCATTTCTACGGCTTTATTATAGTTAGCCTCATACTCATCACCAAAACACTCCTGAAGTGGCTTAATACCGCTCTTAACGATGTCATTTGGGCAGAATAAATACCAATCAGTGTCATCCTCAACCGCTCTCATGAAATTATCTGGGATCCACAACGCTGTGAACAAATCTCTTGCTCTTAATTCTTCAGCACCAGTGTTCTTTTTAAGTTCTAGTAGGTCAAAAATATCTTTGTGCCATGGTTCGATATAAATCGCAGCACTTCCTGGTCTACGTCCTTGTTGGTTAAAGAAACGAAGTGATTCGTTTACGATCTTAAGGTATTTTAATAACCCACCAGCGAACCCACCAGATGTTTTAATTCTACTTTCTTTACTACGGATATTTGACATACATAATCCAATACCAGCTGCGTCAGCAGAATAAACAGAGATGTCTCTTAAACTATCTAAAAGACCGTTTCTTGAGTCATCGTTATTGTAATGCAATACACATGACGCTAATTGAGGGATTTTAGTACCAGAATTAATCATGATAGGGGTTGCGGGTGAGATGAATTGGTTTGATAACGCCTCATAATACTCAACAGCCTCTTCAAATGAATTGGTAACCCATAAAGCTACACGCATATACATGTGCTGGGGTCTCTCAACTTGTTTACCCTGGGATGTCTTTGTTAAGTACATTTCATGTAAAGATCTCCAAGCAAAATAATCAAATTGGAAGTCTCTGTCATGGTTAATAACAGCATCCACCTTATCAACACCATAGTCCTCAATCATTTTTATCAATTCTTCATTGATAATACTATCCTCACCTAACAATTTCATTGTTTCGGTGAAGCTAGGGTTTGTTTCTTTGTGATAAGAAGAAATGGCGATATGTGCAGCCAATTTACTGTAATCGTAATGACTACCAGTGTATGATGCAGCGATCTCAGCCAACAACTTATCAATCTCTTTTGTTGTAACTACACCTTCATTAGGTAAAGACGTTATCCCTTTAATGAATATTTCGTCAGTGTTAACTTTTAAACCTTTGGCAGCTTTTTTAATTCTCGCTAAAATCTTTGTAGGATTAAACGCAGCTTGCTCATCATTACGTTTTTGTATGATCATTTTATTTTTAATATTATGTTAGTATTTTAATTTTAATTAGAAATCATCTGTGAAACTAAGTTTTTCGTTTAACTTAGCCTTCTGATATTCCATTGTTCTTGATTCAAAGAAATTACCCTTTGTTTCAACAGCGATTTGCTCCATGAACTTAAAAGGTTGTTCAACGTTAAATTCTTTCTTACAACCAAATTTAACCAATAAACCGTCAGTTACAAACTCTAAGTATTGTTTCATCAGGTTAGAGTTCATACCGATTAAAGATACTGGTAATGACTCTGTAATAAACTCTTTTTCAATCTCTAAAGCGGATAAAATAATTTCTTTAATCTTAGCCTCACTTGGTTTATCAACAACATGGTTATTGATTAAGTGGATTGCGAAATCACAATGTAAATTTTCGTCTTTAAAGATAAGTGTGTTTGCGTTACATAAGCCTTGCATCAAACCTCGTGATTTTATCCAAAAAATAGAACAGAATGATCCTGAAAAGAAAATACCTTCAACGGCAGCAAACGCAACTAATCTTTCTTGAAAAGATGAATTTTCAATCCAATCTAAAGCCCATTTAGCTTTTTTCTGTACGGCAGGTAGATATTCTAACGCTCTAAAACTTTCTAGTTTCTCTTGGTGATTTGAAATGTAGGTGTCAATCAATAAAGAGTACATAAGGCTGTGAATATTCTCCATTGCGATTTGCATGCCATAGAAAAATTTAGCTTCTGGGTATTGGACTTCTTTTAAAAAATTTTCAGCAAGATTTTCGTTCACAATACCATCAGAAGAGGCAAAAAATGAAAGTATGTTCTTAATGAAATATCTTTCATTATCAGTTAGGTTTTGCCAATCTCTAATATCATTAGATAAATCGACTTCTTCTGCGGTCCAGAATGCGGCTTGGTGTTGTTTGTAAAACTCCCAAATGTCATTGTGTTCGATTGGAAAAATAACAAATCTGTTAGGGTTTTCCTGTAAAATTGGTTCTTGCATAATTAATTTTTATTGTTTAGATAAATATGAACAAAGATACGAATATTTTTAGATATTCGCATCAATTTCTAAAGAAATATTTTCATCTTCAGTATTTCGGCCAGCAGCCACACTTTCAAGATATCTTCTTCTTTGCTCTGTTTTTGATTGTTGTTTTTGTGATTCAAACCCTTTCTCAGTTAACACATCATTTGTGTCAATTAAGATTCTAGAGTTATCAAATAAACAGTCCTTGAATATCATACCGTCATCACCCATGCGGTTTTTAAGTATTGATATTGTTGCGACCTTTTGATCTTTTTGTTCAAGAGTTTTACCGATACTCATAATAAAGTGTGCGATCTGGGCTTTCTTAAGGTTACCACCCATGTTTTCAGTCTTAACAACTTCTACACTAGTAGAACTTCTGTTACCCTGTGTTGCGGTCCAACCAACAACATTCATCTCATCAACCATACTTTCAAAAGCACGCATGATTTTACCTTCATTTGACCATTCCTCTGAATTTGAGTTTTCCTTTTCCATTGATAGACAATCAATATAATCAAGAACTAAAACATCAACCTTAGTACCCTTAGAATTAATCTTTTTAATGATGTTCTTAAGTTTATTAATTGTTACACCATCGGCTGGTAATTTCTGTAGATAAAGGTTATTTTTATGCTCTTCTTTAATATTTTTAACCTTGTTCTGAATTAAAGTTTTGTTTTCAGATAACTCACTAAGCGGGATACCTGTTAAAGCTGAAAAGTGTTTTCTTTGTATAGCTTCTTCCTTATCCTCAAAGAATACTTGTAAAACTGTTTTACCTTCAAGAAAAGCTGTACTAGCTACCTTTGTTAAGAAAGTTGTCTTACCGACACCAAGTGGTGCGATAACCAAACCGACCTCACCTTTTGATAAACCCCCTTTAGTACAAGAGTCTATACCTTGGATACCTGTTGCCACAGGATCACGATAATCTTCAGATAATACCCTATCAATATTATCAAATAATAAAATTGGGTCTTGTTCCTCTTTAAACGTTATCGCATCTTTAATCTTTTGTTCGATCTCATCATAATCCGAAATAATACCACGATCTAATTTTGTTTTTATTTCGTTTACGGCATTTCTTATGGATTGTAATTTACAGAATTTCTTAGCGTTATTCTGTGTGTTTAGATTACCGACAGAGCAATTCTCAATATCGGTAATAGTATCATCTAGTTGTGTTCTTAAAGCCACGTGCTCAACACCAACTTCCTCATTAACCAAACCCCTTAATGAGGGGAAATTCATTAACACATCATGTTTCTTATGATAAGTTTTAATCATGTGTGTTATCCTCTGAAAGGCTTCAGAGGAGAAGTACTTTGAATCGATGATGTCGATAATCGCCAACCCAAATTTATGGTCTGTTATTATTTCATTAATTAACTGTAATTGAAAGTCTTTCCCTAAATCTTCAAAACTATTTATTATATTTCCCATTTAAAATTTTATTTTATACTAATTGAACCTGTAAGTCATACCCCATGTACTCTGTTTCCAACTCTCTCGTTGGTGTGCACAAACATTTTTGCACTCGTGTAATTAACTCGTAAATGTGCTGGCGAATATCAACAGTATATCTAACTTTAACTGGGTAAATAGTCGCATCCCATTCTCTATATGCTATAACTTTACCATCGTGTTTAACAACAATTTTCATAACGTCTCTTGATACGTTTTGTTCGTAGTCTTTTGTTTCTAAAAAGTGTCTTTGGTGTTCAGTGATGAAATCCAATGTTCTATCTTTTAGAACGCTTTGAATTAAAATCATATTGTCATCAATAGCCTCTTTAAAATTTAAAGAATTGATTGCTCTATTATTAAAGCCGATAATGTTAAAGAATCTTTGAACGATGATATTATCGTTAAGATAAAGAGTGAACTCGAATTTACGTTGTTCTTTTTTTTCTTCCATGTTATTTGTTTTTTGTGTTGTAATCATTTTCTTCCTTTTTTATAATAGTAATAAAACTTGACCAGAAAACAAAGAAAGCGTCATCATTTTTTGGTAAAAAATTCAATAGTTCGTCTTCTCTCATCATTTCCATGATTTTTTTAATACCACCTCGACCTTCTGGTGATAATGTTTCATTAACCATTTCGCTAACCACTACTTTTAATTCATCGGTAATGTGTGGTTCTTTAAGGTTAATTATTTTATTCATTACTGAAAAATAATCAGTTCCGTATGTACCCCATTTGGTTTCACCGTTAATAATTGTGTTTAACGTTTTATCATTCGGTTTCTCAATTAATAGTTCTTTTGTTCTATCAATAACCCAATCCTGGTTAACGGTTTGTTTTTTTATTTCTGGGAAATATTTTAAAACTTTTTGTTCACCAATATTTTGTAGACCAGAGATATTGTCACTAGTATCACCAGCAATCATTTTTAATATACCAACATTTGAATAGTGGTAATCAAAGTAGGTGTCAAAATTATCCATATTGATCATAACTTTAGCACCTTTTATTGTCAAACACACTTTTGTGTTTTCATCCAATAATTGTAGTAAATCACGATCATTTGTATAAACAACCTTATTCTCATTAACTGAGTTCATTGAATAGTATGCTATACCATCATCGGCTTCACACCCCTCAATTTCAACTTGTCTAATTGATAATTCCTCTAGGTATTGTTTGATTCGAATTCTCTGCCTATCCAAATCATATTTCTCATCAATACTAACTTTATCGTCACGATTTTTTTTGTAATATGGGTAATAACCTTGTCTATATTCTTTAGACCCTTTACCTTCCCAAAATACAACAACCTTTGTAACGGCATAATCCTGATAAAACCTTTTAATAGTGTTAATAAAGTGGTATATGGTACCAACGCTACCTTCTTTTCCTTGAAGTTGCTTGGTACCATGAAACCCCTGTTTTAAAAGATATTCACCATCTATAAGTAATGAGTTAATAGTTGTATTAACTTTATTATGCCTTATCGGTTTATTAATCTTCATCAGAATAAGAGATTTTTTGATTAACCTCATATTCCTCTAACTCAAAGTTAGCATCATCTAATTTGCTAGCCCAGTACTGAAAAGTATCCTTTTTGTATGCGTCTAAGGCCGCTTTATCACGTTTATCATCTGTGATGAATCCGTGTGGTGTTACAATAATTTTTGAGTCGGCATAACCAAGACCATTAATGTGGTTTTTGTCCACAGTAACTTTGGTTCTTGTCGCAAAGTTAATTTTTCTACCTTTACTTGTAGCGTCAATTTTGTTAATACCACCATCAGCTTCGTTACCAAAACGGAATACCAATGTAGATGCCTGGTAAATAGCTTCACCACCTTTTGGTTTCATTTTAGGTTGGCCCATTGGTGAATCTGGTAATCTTACCCAAGGTAGGTTACATACAACCAAACCGTTTAGGTATGGTGATGTTTCTTTACGGCTGTTATTGATTCTTTGGTTAATACCCATATTAATCTTTTCGGCCAATGCACCTGCGGTGTGTTGCTTACCGCCTTTACCTTCCCATGTCATTTTACATGGTACTGAACCAACTGAATCCCAGAAGAAACAAACATCATAAGGTAAATCACCTTTTGCTTGCATGTCTAAAACCTCATTGATGTAATCTGTAACTTGCTCAACGTAATTAAAATCATCACGGTAAAGGAAGAATCCATCCCATTCACCAGTTTCTTCGTTTCTTGAGCATTCTAAACCCATAAGTTGGCAATGTTCAAAACTCCATTTTTTTTCTGTCACCAGGTAAACTGGTAAAATGCCTTTTTTTTGTGCATCAACTGATGCTGAGATTAATGCACTTGTTTTACCAGTGTTGGTATGACCAAGTAACATGTTTATGTGACCCATACAAGGGCCTGGAACGCCAGATGCCTCTAAAAAGGCTTCCCCACAACTCAGAAATAAATCTGATTTGTATTTAGTTGTTGTGCTCATTTTCTTTTTGAGATCGTCAAAAGAAAACTCTTTTTTCTTAACTGCCATGATATATTTTTTTTAGGTGTAAAAAAAGCATGGACACATACTTAGACATAATGTCCGAGTTAATATCCATGCTTTAATATTATTTTTTTTAGAACGGTAAATCGTCAATTTTCAATTGAGCGCTTGGTGCCTCTTCAGCTCCTGAACTTTCCGTCATAGAAGAATCATCATCAGCGTCTTCTTCAGACATAGCAACTGGTGTTTCGTATACAGCTTTAGGTGTAGGTGCGTAAGTACTTACTCCCTCTTCAGTTTTAGAGACAAAACCTTTTTGCTCAGCATCCCAAACTGGTTCGCTACCTTCAGCAACAATAGTTAAATACTCAACTGATTTTTTCTTGAAAACATCAGTCCAAGCCATTGGATCACCCAACCACTCTACTGCTTGATTTTCATCTTCAGAAAGTTTAGATTCTCTATCAGGGATGATAGAAGCAACTTTTGTAAACCCAACTTTTGAGTCTCTTGACTTATCTCTAATCATAGAGATTGTGATGTCGAAACCTTCGAATGGGTTCCAGAATGCCCCGTACTTTTTAACAAGTGGTGCAACTTTATCCATGATACCTGAACCGTCTTGTACAGCTGGGAATCTCCAGAATTTTACACCCTCATGTTCTTTACCACGTTCGATAACACGAACAATGAAGAACTGGCGTGACTTGTAACTGATAGCCAATTTCTTGTCTTCTTTGTCAGCGCTCTTCATTAAGAACTTATACATGTCATTTAATGGTGAAGCGTCACCATCTTGTGATGGATCATAAAGTTTTGTCCATCTTTTTCCAATTTTTAAGTTGTGGAAATAACCAACTTTGTACCATTTTGTCGGATCGTCTTGGTTAGGAAGAATCCTAACTGATTTCTCACCGCTTTGTACACCCTCATCAAGTGCAATTGTAAAATACTTTGTCAAGTCGACAGAACTAGATTGGGTAGTCTGTGTTGTTTTCGACTTTGCTTTTTCATAGTCGGCCAGAGTGTCTGTTGCGGCCTTGGTCCAATCGATTTTTTTGTAGTCAATCATAATAATTTATTTTTTGTTATGGTACAATATTAGGTACAATTATTCAAAAAGTCAAGCACCCGACAAAATATTTTTTTAATAAAACAAAAAAACCCCTTTAGGGGTTTCTTGTAAAATATTTTTTTTAGGTGGTTAGAACATCGTCTTATATCTCTTAATACCGTACACTAATAAAGCTCTTGTGACCGTAGCTGGTTCAGAATCACTAGGGTTAACAGCTGTTATCTCTAACTCATCAATCGGGCATTCAATAAAACCCATCATTGATAATGTTATGTCTGATATCCCGTTCATCGTCACAACAATCGTGTCGTTCGTATTACCTAATGTTAAAAAAGCGTAGTATTTAATCGTATAATCATTTGTTTCGACAAAAGTTAGAGCTGGATCACCAAGTTCCAACTTAACCATTACTAATTCTTGTGCGTTATTGTTCATATTAATAATTGCTTACTGGTTTTTCGTTATTATTTGAGTTATAGAAACTATTTTTGATATCAGCTTCGTTATAATTGTTCATAAGATTATCCATCATTGATAACTTATCTGGTCTGTTCTCAAGATCTGTTTGTGTTTTTGGTGCATTTCCACTCATATACTCATCTTGTGTAACACTAAATGGGTAAGAATCTTTTGCCAAAACTTTTCTTCTCTCTTCTTCAGTAGGTGGTCTCATTAACTCAACTTGTTTTGTCAACGCATCCATTTGTTGTACTAATGAATCCATTTTTTGTAAACCTTGTTCAACGCTATTCACCTTGTTAATGATATCTTCAATTTTTTGCGATGAATTAGCTATCTTTTGCACAATATCATCAGCTTTTGCCGCCATTTCTTTTGTGGAATTAACTAATTCAGTAACATCAACCTCAACATCACCCTCTGGAGCCGCTTCAACCTCAGGTGCAACTTCACCAGTAGTATCTAAACCAGCATCAACTGGAGCTTCTTCTGGGGCTGTTGTATCCATTCCTGGGTCCATTGGCGCTTCATCGCCAGTAGTATCAACACCAGCATCAACTGGAGCTTCTTCTGGGGCCGCATCAACGGGTGCCACTTCTTCTTCAGCTTCATAAAATTTATAATGATGCCCTTCATATAACCTATCTTGGTAGGACATAATATTGTTAAATCTTTTTATCTCTTCGGATAAAATATTGTCTAATTTTTTACTCATCTTAAAAATGTTTTTCTTGAATGGCTTATAGGTGATTCTTCTCTCAATAGCTCTCTACCGTCCTCTAGGACCAATTTTTTTTCTATTAAAGTTCTTTCGATTAAACCGTCTTTTGTTTTTATATAACAAACCCCAGTTTTTAAATCGCAAATTTCTTCCCCAATTTGTGCTTCTTCAACTCTTTTACCTAAGAATTGATCTAATCTGCTATTTATATTGTTCATAATTGTTTACTTTCTTATAAATATCTGATTTTTTATTAAAAGTTATCGTTAACCCTCATTAGTATAACCATATATAAAATTATTTAAAGTTTTCCATGATCTATAATCAACTGGTGAGAAATTACTACCCCATGGTGAATCATTAACAGCTTGCATTGCAGCGTTAATATCGTCATCATTTTGAATATTTTTAATCGCAGTTAATATAGCGCCATATCTACCATTATTCAATGTATCTAATGTTGCTTTTAAACCTTGTGCTCTATTCGTAAAGTTTTTAACACCAACACTATTGTAGTTAGTAGCGCCAGCGGCTTTTTGTGTCGTGTTGAATGGGTTGTAGGTCGCTTTTGCACCTTCGTGTTGTCTCCAAGCTTTCATAAAGTTAATCTGGCTTGCATTAGGCGAGCTAACGCCTAGACCTTTTAACACATCCGTTAAGAATGTAACTGTGTAGTCTAAACCTTTTGAAACAACATCACCACTACCAGGTGTTTGATTATTTGTTTCTATTTGTACCTCACCTAAAACATATGGTCCTGGGTCTATCACTAGTTTTTGATTATCGGTTGAGAAGTAGCTACTACCATCGGATGTGATGGCTTTTGTCATTACCTCAAAGTGTAAGTGAGGGCCAGTACTAACACCCGTATTACCTGATTTAGCTATTAATTGTCCAGCGGTAACTGAATCACCTTTTGAAACCAATTTCTCATTTAAGTGACCGTATAATGTTGATAAACCAGCGCTCTCATGCGACAAGATTAAAGTTGTACCGTAACCACTGTGATCACTATC